AGGTAGGCAACCTCGTCGTCAAGCGCAGGCGGGTCCGAACGTCCATCGCCGGGCACGAGGTCGTCGGCCGTATAGGACAGCGTCCCGGGGCGATCCCAGAAGCGGATCGGCGTCGGATCGCCGTCGGCGTCGGCCGAATAGAGGTCGACCAGCATCGCCTTGGCCAGCTTGCCGGCGGCGATCAGCGCATCGACATCGGGCGTCAGCGGGAAAGACATCGAACCTCAGTCGCGGGTGACTTGCTGCGCCTCGAAGGACAGCTTCCGCCCAGAGTAGGGTTCGAACCCGGAGAGGTCGGTTGTGATCTCGAATTCGGCCAGCGCCTGCACGCGCCGCACCGCCGGCGTCGTCGCATGCTTCGCCACCGGCCGGGGCCACATCGTCAGGGTGATGTCGCCTGCCGATGGCGAGGCGTCCGCCTGCACGCGGCCGCAATAAAAGCCGTTGGCCGCCGTGCGGTAGGAGACCATGTCGCCGACGCGCGCCGCCCAGGTCCCCACCCCGCCGACGGTGATCTGCGAGTTGGCGCTATCCACCGTCAGGGTGAGAGAGCCGTCCGCCGTATCCAGCGGCAGCAGCGGGTTCACGTAGAACAGATCCCAGCCGGTATAGGTGTACATCCGGCCTTCGCGCCGTTCGCACCAGGCCTTCCAGGCGCGGGCGCTGGCGAGGTCGAGCTCTTCGGTCTCGACGATGTGCTTGTAGAGCGACGGGCCCTGCTCCGTGACGATGCTGTTGCCGTTGTTGCCCATCCGGGCGGTCTGGTTCGTCACCAGCACGAATTCCGCGCGCACCAGCTTGTAGGTCAGCAGCAGCTCGCCGGCGCTCATCGCTTGCCTCCATAGCGCCGATAGCGCCTGTTTTCGATGGTCCGGCCGTCGATCATGTGCGGGACCACCTGCATCAGCTTCTGGTTGTTCTCCGCCATCGCCCGCTGCACCTGCGGCCAGGTCGCCGCGTCGATCGAGCCCTGGACGATGAGGGGAGCGTTGATCGAAACACTGCCGCGCGCGCCGCCGGCGACCTTGGCGTTCACCTGGGCCGCGGTGAGCACCTGGCCGGGATTGTTGCCCATGAACAGGAACTCGCCCTGCCCCGTCTCGTTGACCTTGCCCATCGAGAAGGCCGAGCGCGGGCCGCCGCTGGCGCGGTTCTGGCCGCTGGTGAACAGGCCGATGAACGAATTGATCAGGCCGCTGTTGTTGCTCGACCCGTCGCCGATCACGAGGTTGGTGAGCATGTCCGCCAGGCGGTCGAGCGATTTGTCGAGCGCTTGGGTAATCGAGTCGGCCAGCACATCCCGGAAGGCCTTGCCCCAATCGTCCGTCTCGATGCCCTCCTTGAGGCCTCGGGCCAGACCTTCCTTGGTCGCATCCCGGAGCGCCTGGCCGTAGACCTCGAACTCCGGAAGGTTTTTCGGATCGTCCTTGAGATCGTCGATGGCGCCGGCGAACGGGCTTTTGACGGCCATCTTGTCCGCGAGGTCCTGCAGGTCGTCGGCGCGCTTCTGGACGGCGTCATCGATCGCGCGGCCATAGGCGGCGAGATCGTCAATGCCGGCCGCTACAGCTGCACGGTGGGCCGTCGCGATGTTTTCCATCGCCTTGCGGAAGTCAGCCTCGATCTTGTCGGCGCCAGTGGCCGCGGCATCGACGGCCGCCTGCGCCATGCCGACGAGTTCGTCCCTGACGAGCCGCGCATCCTGCGGGTCCAGCACGTCGGATAGTTGCGGAATGTGCGCCAGTGCGCCGGCCACATCGCCGGACGCCTTGGCGTAGTCCAGCAGGGCCTGCACGGCCGCGCGCGACTTTGCGGCGACGCCTTCCGTGGATTTGCCTATGGCCAGGAGCGTGTTTTTGTAGTCTTCGAGCGCGGTCGAATACTGCTTCAGCTTCGAGGCGCTGGCGCCGCCGGAAACGTCGACGGAGGATGCGCCGTCAGCGGAAGTCGGGTTGGTTATATCCTTCAGGGATTCCCGCAGTCGCTCCACATCGGCCGTGCGCCCCTCCATGCGGGCCAGGATGGTGATGAGCCGCGTCTGGGCGTCGTTGAGCGCCTGGCCTTCGGTCTGGGCCTTGACGATGGCTGACTTTGCCGCCGCCAGGATGGCGTCCGCGCCGCCGCCCGGCATCGAGGCGTCGATCGGCACATCCGGGCGCAGTGCGTATCCGAGCGCGACCGACTTGTCGCCCGCATTCTCCCGGCGCGCCGTCTGCTCCGCCAGCGCCAACTGGGACCGGATCTGCGATTCGTAGGTCTTCGCCAGTTCCTTGTTCTTGGCGATCCGCGACTGGATGGCCGCAATCTCGACGCGCGCCGTGTCTTCCGCCGCCGGCTGCTGGGCCTCGATCGCCTTGGTGAGCTTGTCGTTCTCGGCCTTGAGCTTCGCCGTGTCGGTCGTAATGAACCCCTGCGTCTCGCGCAGGCGATCCATGGTCGACTTCACATCGTCGATGCGATCGGCGGTCGTTTTCGACGCGCCGGAGAAAACCTGCATGCCGAAGGTCAGCGCGCCGATCAGCGCGATCGTGCCGAGCGGACCGGACAGGAAGGCGCCGAATCCCTTCATCACGGCCGACATTTCGGCTGTAAGTCCGGTCGCCGCCTTCTGCGCAGCAGACAACTCGACCTGGGAAGCCACGAGCTTCGATGACGCAGCAGCAGCCGCTTCCTCGCCAGCCTGCATTGCGGCCAGCGCTCGCGTATAATCCTTGAGTTCCTGGGGCTGTGTCTGACGAAGGATGGCCAGTCTGGCCTCTGCCTCCTGAAGCCGGTGCGTGGCGAGCGCCACGGCTGTCTGCTGCGACATCAGCCGGCCACCCGACTCCCCCGCAAGATTGTTCGCAGCGATCAGCGCCTTCTGCGCGTTCTCCACCTCAACCATTGCGGCGCGCTGACGATGCCAGGAGTTGGACGCCTCTTCGCTCGCTGCGACCGCCTCGCCGAGCTGCTCGACCATCTTTCGCTGCACAGCCAGATTGCTGGCGATATTGGCCGCCTCGACAGATATCGCTGCGGACGATTCCTTCGCGGCCGCTGCCCGCGCGGCGAGCGCCTCCCTCTGTCCGGTAAACGCCCGCTGGGTTTCCTGCAGCCGCTTTCCGACGTCGCCGATGGCGCCCGCAAGACCTCTTCCGCCCAAAACGACAGTCGTAGCGAACGCCGCCGCCGCAAAGAGATCGAGGTTATCGGCGACGTGCTTGATGAGTCCGGCCAGCGTGGCGCTGGCGCCGGTCGATTGGTCGAACGCACCGACATACTGCAATGCGGCGTTGCGCAGCACCGTGAGCGCCCGGCCGATCGAGACCTCGGCCGTGGCGAACTCGGCGCGCAGTTTCGGCAGCTGGCTCAGCAGACCCTGGAAGAGGTCGGCCCCCGAGACCCGGCCGTCGGCGATGAGCTGGCGCAGCGTCGAGATCGAGCCGTTGGCTTCCTTGATGCCGTCGGCGAAGGCCTGCGCCAGACGGGGCGTGCCCTCGACAATGGAGTTGAACTCCTGCAGCTGGGCCTTGGGCGAGCCGATCGACTGGCTGAGCTGCACCATGGCGCCGGAAACGGCGGCCGTCCCGGTGTTGGCGATGGCGGCGCCCTTCGATACCGCCTCGAGGAAGTTGAACACGTCGTCGCCATCGCGGCCGAGCGTGCGCGCCGCCCTCGATCCGGCGCCCATGAGAAAACTGAGATCCTGGACGGCGACGCCGGCGTCGTTGGCGGTCTTGACCAGGCGATTGGTCGATTCCCCGACGGGACCGATCACGTCCTGGTACTGGCGCGCCGTGTTGCGCAGGCTGATCCAGGCGTTGGAGTAGTCTTCGAGTTCGCGGACCGCGAGCGTCACGCCGATGCCGGCGATGGCGTTCCTGAGGTTGAGGCCCATCTGCTCGCCCGAGCGCGAGACGCGGACATTCATCTGGTCGAAGCGGTCTTCGATCTGCTTCAGGGATTTCGACGTGCCCTGGACGGCGCGCTGGTTCGCCTTCTCGAGCTTGTTGATGTCCGCCGACATCTGCAGGACGAGACGCTCGATATCGACAGCCATCAGTGCACCACGGAGTTGATGATCGCCGCGTCGAGTTCATCGCCCGATGGCGGCTTGAGCGCGGCGTCCTCCGACTGGTTGGCGCGGTTGTGGCCCTGCACGGCCGCCCGGTACTGCCAGAGGCTCAGTTGATCGATGTCGGCGGCGGTCCAGCCGAGGACGGCTCCGTTGCCGTAGATGTCGAGGAAGTGGAGCCGGTCCCCCTCGCCGCCTGCTTTTCCGCGTCGTCATCCGGCGGCTGGTCGAAGGCCTCATCCGACGGGCCGACCAGGGCGGCCGACAACACGACGATTGCGGCGGGCACGGCCTCGGCCAGCGGGCGCTGCTCGATCTCCGCGCGCAGCTTCACGGCCTCCTCGAGCCTGGCGCCGCCGCCGATGAGGCCGAGGCGCAGCGTCTCGATCACGTCGTCGACGAACCAGTCGCCGGTCGACAGCCGGCGCAGGATCGCCATCGGCCCGGCGTTGCACTTCTCCTGCAGCAGCCGCAGCTGGCCGATCTTGAGCGCGAATGTCCGCTCGCGGTCGGGAAAGTTGAGGTCGATCTCGGCGCCGCGGCTCATCAGCTGGCGTCGGTCCAGGTGATCTCGCCGGTGGAGGGCAGCGACATGGTCACCTGGACCTTGTCGCCCCTGTCGCCGCTGGTCTCCAGCGAGGCGAGGTGGAACGACCCCGCCAGGTAGCCGCCGCCATTGGCGCCGCTGACGCCATTAAGCTCCACCCGGCAGGCCTTCGGGTCGGCCGACGTGAACCAGTCGAAATAGTCCGGGAAGTCGGGCGTGTTGAGCACGCCCGCGCCGGAGATCGTCGCCGACAGCGATTTCTTCTCGCGCTCGAGCCACGCCATCAGGTCCGGGTCGGAGCAGTCCGGCACCAGGACCTCGTTCATTTCGGCGGTGAGCTGAATGCCGCGGCTGGTGTTGATCAGACACGGATGCGAGAAGACGGGCGATGAGGCCCCGTCCGACACCTTGATCAGCAGCTGTGTGCCACGCAGCGTCTTGGCCAGCGACATTTTGGAAAGCCCTCCGAACGCGGCGACAAACGCCGATCGGGGGAAAGGCTATGGGCGTGCGCGGGCGGGCGGATTGAGCGCGCCGTCAGGCGGCGTCGATGAGGTGGCGGACCGTCAGCACGCCGTGCGCCGTGACGCCGTCAGCCTCGAAGAAGGTGCGGAAGTCGCGCAATTCGGACAGTGTCGCGCGGAAGCCTGCCGGCGTGATGGGCGCATCGGGATCACAGACCGCGCCGAGAACGGCCCCGCCGATTTCCTTCACGGTCATGCGCGCGCGCGGGTCGTTGGCGAAGATATGAAAGGTCGAGAAGACCTCCCAGGCGTCGGCGCAGCCATTGGAATCGCCGATCACCTGGTCATCGCCGACGCGCATATAGGGATAGGCGATCGTATCCTCGACCTTGTCGCGCACGCGCACCGGATCGCCGATCAGCGCCTTCAGCGCCGCCGAGGCCTTGAGCGCCGCGACGTGCGCCGTCTGCAGGGCGGCCGATGGATCGTTCATTGGCCGCCAACCGCCTTCCGCGCGCCCTTCCCGGCCGCGCGGGCGATGCTCGCGATCACGCGCTTCTTGAGGCTGCGATAGACCGGATAGAAGAAGGGCTGGGCGTGCTGCTTCGGCGTGCCGAATTCAACCATGCGCGCGTAGAAGGCCTTTTCATCGCCGAAGCCGACCTGCACGGCGATCCGCGCGGAATCCGAGATGTCCTTCACCTTGCCGGACTCGCGCAGGTCGCCATCGTCGACCGGGGCGGCCTGGCGCTGGGCCTCCATGACCATGACGGCGTTCTTGAGCAAAGCCGCCTTCGTCTCGACCTTGATGGCGGCAGGCAGCGCCGCCATGCGCTTGAGGGCGCGCGACTTGTTGGAAAAGCGGTTGTTAGCCATCGGCCGGCACCTGGACGAAAGAGCCAAGGCTCACGAAAAGCTGCGCGGCGCGCTCCAATTCCTCATCACGACGCTGGCGCGTATGCGGCTGGTCGCCATACTTCAGAATGATCCGTTCGGCGTCGCGCTCGAAGGCGGCCCGGTCTTCCGGGTCCCATTCCATGCGAAAGCGAATGACGGTTGTGCTTTTAGCCATCGGCGCCGCCCGTCTCGACAAGGATCCTGAGAAAACGTCCGCGCTCGTCCGGGTTCTGCGGCGGCGACTTCACGTTGTAGGTGCGGCCGGTGC